ATCGGTTCGGGGTAGCAGCGGCAATTGGCGAAGCGGCCCGCGTGGGCCGTGTAGCCGTCGATCGTCGGCGGCCGGTCCCAGCGGATGACCCGGCCCTCCATGCGGCGATGGCTCGGGCGGACGTCGACATCACGCGAGGTCCGCCAGGCATAGGCCTCGGACCCCACGTGCCTGGCGCGCGCCTCGGTCAGGGATGAGGCGGTGGCGGCGACCGACGTCCGCGCCAGCATGTTCGCCCGGCTGACGGCCACGTCGCCGGAGCGCATGATCTCCTGAGCGACCAGCGGCGCGCGCGTGGACCCCTCGAGGCCCTTCAGCGTCAGCTCGTACACCCGCTCGCCGGCGGCGCGCGGGATGGAGGCGATGTTCTCCACCTCGGTGGCGAGCAACTGCCGAAGGGTCTCGCCGGTCGGCGCGTTCCTGATCTCGTCCCGCAGCGTCTTCGACATCGCCTTGGCGTGCTCGGCCCAGCTGCGCCGCTCGCGGATGGCGATCTCGTTGAGCATGCGGCCGGCCGTCGCCTTCGCCCAGGGCTCGACCGCCTGAGCGTAGCGTTCCAGCGCCAGCTTCAGGGCGGGGACCTGCGACAGGTCGAAAGTGGCGTCATCCGGCGCCCAGCCCCTCACGATCAGGCCGACCTGGCGGGCGATCCGGCGCAGGTCGCGCGCGTACTGCTCTTCCAGCCGCCGCGAGCGCACCAGGCCCGGGGCCTCGCGCGCCTTGTCCTGCGTCAGCGCATGGACGCGCCCGCAGTCGCAGGTTACCGCCAGCACGTCAGCCCGCCCGACGAAGGGTCTCGCGCTCCATGCGCTGCGCGGTCTCGCTGACAGGGCGCGTCAGGTCGCCGTCCCTCAGCCAGGCCTTGAAGGCGTCGACGGTCATGGCCGTGACGCCGCCGATGCGATCGTGGCTGTAATCGGCGTACGAGGCGATGTAGTCGCGAACCGCATCGGCGACGGTCAGGTAGCCGAGCATGCACTTGTGCTCGTCGAAGCCGCCGGCGGCGGGGTCCATCTGGTCGATGACGAAGACGGACTGCGACGCCGGGTGGGGCCCGACGAAGCAGTCCATCTCCTCCCCCCGACCCTCGGCGGACCACGTGCCCTGGATGTAGCCGTAGTGCGCCGCCATCGTGCAGGTCCAGCCAGGACCCTCACGCATGGCGCCCTTCGGCGTTTCGATCACCAGACCCAGGCCGTGCAGGGCGAAGGTGGCGATGTGATCCCGGGATGGCCCACCGGCGGGCTGTTCCTCGTCATCGGCGCCGGCGGAGGTGTCTTCCCCCTCATCCGGCCCGAAACCCTCTGCCGACGGCGGCGGCTCGGACTCCGCCTCGTCGATCTCCTCGTCGGTGATGTTCGAGAACACCCCCGTCACATCGGACCCCTGCCGTAGCTCCTTCAGCGCGGCCGGGCGACCGATCACGCCCTTGTCGAAGGCGTCGGTCACGGCGGCCGTGCGCTTCTGGGCGACGTCGGCCTTGTCCGTCTCGCTCATCTGCCAGAGCGGCACGAACTTGTAGCGGAAGCCCTTGTCGACGGGGCGGCCGAGCACGCTCATGTGCAGGATCCGCAGCAGCTTCGAGATGCCGCGGCGCAGGCGCTTCTCCTGCTGGGCGGCGATGCCGTCGTAGTAGTTGCGGAAGTCGCTCTCGCCGGTCGAGTTCAGGCCCGCCGGCGCCTCGCCGAAGAACCGGACCAGCGGGATGCCGGTTGCGCCGGCCAGCTGCTGGGCGAACTGCAGGAGCAGCACGTCCAGGCCGGTGAAGGTGTAGGAGAGCGCATCGAACTCGTCCGAGGCGTCGAGGAGCGTGAGGCCCTCATTCGTCTGGTAGAGCCGGATCATCTCGACCTGCTTTGCGACGCCCTCCATCGCCTTGCCGCCGGCCGCGATGATCTCGCGTAGCTTCTCGATCTTCAGCGTCCGCAGGTGCGCCTTGTGGACGAGCTGCGCCGCGCCGTTCGTGGTCGAATCGAACGCCACCAGCCGGTCGTAGAGCGTCTCGATCACGCTCAGGCCCCAGCCGTTCTCGGCGATCTTCCGCCAATAGGGCTGCGGATTGCCCTCCAGCCGGATGACGCGGCTGTGGTGGATGCGGCCGCGGCCGATCGGGCCGCCGTCGACCACCACGTCGTAGTACTTCGGGTCGCCGAGCTCGGGGCCGTAGGCGGTGACCAGGTCGTTGAGCGACGGGTTCACCATCCAGCGGTCCAGCACCACGAGGCCCTTGAACTGGCCCTTGCCGACCGTCTCGCTGCGCAGCGGCTTGTCCAGGCGCTGGCCGTCGATCAGGAACACGGCAATCGCGCCGCCGTAGAGCCGGCCCCAGCTGATCGCCTCGCTGACCTTGGGCCAGACGCCGAGGTCGTCCTGCGCCTGGCGCAGCTCCTCGACCTCGTCGGGGTCGGCGTCGCTCTGGATCTCGACGCCGGCGCGCGTCATGTCCTCGGCCGGCAGGTCCACCGTCTTCTGCACCACCCACGAGCCGCCATACATCCACTCCAGGAGCTGGCGATTGCGGGTGATCGGGTTGAAGCCGTAGGTCGCCGCCGACTGCAGATTGTCCGTGCCCAGGCCGATCCGGGCGGCGAAGTTCTGGAAGCTGTCGTTCGTCGCCCAGGCCTTGCCGGCGCTTCCGGCCGGCACGCGGATGCGAGGCTTGTCGGTCATCGAGCTCCTCGCGAGTAGGGGTTAGCTGGCGAGCTTCGCCCAGGTGGCGATGGACATGCCGGCCAACATCGAACAGGCGCCGCTCGCCGCATCGACCTGGTCGTCGTGGCCGCCGGCGGGAAAGACCTCGAGCTCGCTGAGGAACTCCTCGTTCCAATCGCCCGCGACGATGCGGACGTTCCCGGCCTCGGCCTGGGCGGCGAACGGCGCGGCCCGCACTTCCTTCGAGCCGGTCTCCCGCTCGGATTCGACCGTGTAGCCGAGCAGCTTGCGGGTCAGGTACTCCACCTGCGCCTTGCCTGCCTGGCCTGGATCCTGGTTCAGCCCGATCCGGACGACGCCATAGCGGTTGGCGTCCATGGTTGCGGTGTTGACGATCGCGCGCTCGACTTCGGCCGGCGTGCCGCGGAAGCGGATCACGTTCTCCACGTAGATGAAGCCCTCGACGTCGCGGGCCATGAGCACGCCCACCGTCCAGTCGGGGTCGGTCGACGTGGCCTCCGTGCTGGCGGCCAAGTCCCACTTGCGCACCCTCTGAGCGCCGATCGGCACGGCGCCGACGACCTGGAACCACATCCGCTTGAAGAGCCCGCCCTCTCGTGGCGCCGGGCGTTGCTGGTACTGGCCGGCCCAGGCGTAGGAGCCCTTGGCCTTCTTGAGCTTCTCGACCTCGGGCGCAGGGAAGCGCTCGGGGAAGAGCAGTTGGCCGGCGTGCGTCCGCGGATCTTCGAACAGGATGGCCGGGTTGCCGTCGTTCGCAGGCCGCAGGACCGTCACGCACTTGCGGTCCGGCTCGAACTCCATCGGCAGGTTCAGGTGGACGTAGCCGAGCTCGATGGCCGTGGCTGCGCAGTCCTTCGAGTGCAGCCGCTGCATGATCAGCACGATGGCGTCGTTCACCGGGTCGTTCACGCGGTCGGAGATCGCCTCGCGCATGATGCGCACAGCCTTGGCGCGCTCGACGTCCGACTCCGCGCTCTCCGTGTCGTGCGGATCGTCGATCTTCACGCGGTTGGCGCGCCCCCCGGTCATCTTCGAGAACGGGCGCGCCTCGCTGAACCCGCTCCTGGTGTTGATGAACTTGCCCTTGGCGTCCTGGTCTTCGCGGATTGCCAGCGGCCACAGCGTCTGGAACTTCTCGCTCTTCACGAGGTCCCGGAGCTTCATGTTGTCCCGGTGGGCGTTGGCCTGGCTATAGGAGGTGGCCAGCACCTGGATGTGCGGCATCCCTTTCGGGCCCCACTCCCAGGCGGTCCAAAACACCAGCAGCAGGGACTTCATCATCCCGGGCGGCACCGTCATGAGCAGGCGCTTGATGAAGCCCGCCGTGACCGCCTCGAGGTGCGCGCACATCGCCCGCAGGGCCCAGCCCGTCTTGAACGGCGCGACCGGCTCGAGCACCGACCAGAACTCTTCGATGAACCCGTGAAGCGTGGAGCACTTGGCGATGATCGCCTCGCGCTCCTCGAACACCCTGCGCCGCTCGACCCTGCGCGCCTTCTCCTCCAGGAGAGCGAGATACTCCTCGCGCTCGGCCCTAGTCGGTCTCAGCTTCATCGTCGGCCGCTGTCACGCCGCCGGCGAGCGCCGCCTCACGCGCCGCGATGCGCCTGTCGAGCTCGTCGTCGTCGAGGCTGCCGTACTCGTGGTGGTGTTCGAAGCGCTGAACCGGCAGGCTCTTCGGGTGCATGCGCCCGATCGCGAACTTCACCGCGTCCATGTACCCACGCGCGCCGGCGGCATCGACCTTCTTGCCGTCGACCTCGGTGCCGAGCGCCGCAGCCCGGTTCATGGCGAGGCCGTCCTCCTGCAGGAAGTCCGACCGGCCCGCGCACGCGCGCACGTACTGTTGGCGGCGATCGTCGTCGTCGTGCAGCCACTTGTCCGTCGACGGCGTGTCGAGGCCAAGCTCAGCGCAGGCGCTCCTGAGGCTCTTTCCGTCCCACAGCAGTGTCAGCAGCGGTTTGAGGTCGCCATCCTTGGGTCGGCGCCTGCCGACGGGCTGGGGCGCGTCCTCGCTCATGGTGATGTGCTCCTGGAAGCGCGGGGCTCCGCCCTATGCGCTCGGGGTCCGGGCTCCTGGACCGCGCTATGAGGGTAGGCGCGCCCGCTCGGCCGGGGACGAGACCCGTGCGCGGGATTGGCTTTTTCGCATGACTTGCGCCAGAACGATCCCGCCGTTTCCGGAACGGTGGCGGGATGGCCGATGGCTCGGCCGGCCTAGGTCATGCGAGGCGGCAACCTCGC